GGAACCAAATAAAGATTTGACCCGGCAAGCGTATCATGCGGAAAATCTTCAAGCAACATCGATCTAATCAAACGCACGGAATCGCAAGCATTCGGCCCATAAGCAACAAACGCAATGCGCCATTGCCGGGTATACGTTCTATTTTTCGATAGAATTTTTCCCTCAGTTCCTTCCAAAACTTGCCAAGATTCATCTCGGATGTTGTAATTCGTTGGTTCCAACACACAACGAATAAATAAAACATCATCTTCAATTCCAAATGCAGGAGCACCTTTTTCCTGCCAACTTGTTCGAACCCGTGTATTGTACGAAGGATCAAAAAACGTAATTGTTTGCAAACCGTTCTGCGTTGGAGTAACGGAAAGTTGAATAAGAAGATTTGTTCCCTGTGTTGATATGCCTACAATAATAGCGTCTTCGGGAATGTTCGGCCCGCTTACCTGAAATCCGTTTTTAATGTTGGCCGCTAGTAAATGGGCGGTAATTGTGTTGGACGAATCAGATAATTGACAACTCAATTGAAGGCCAGCCGTCAACCCCAACATTTGACAACAAAGCAATTGAAAAATTGCGTCAAGGTTTTTATCCGTGAGCGCCGAACTTGTTAGAACTTGCCCGTTTTGAAATGTTGTTGTTGTCATTGCCCGCTAATTCTTGCTCCTATGGCGTGAAAATACCCAAAATCTTCCCATTGCCAAACTTTAACTAACCTGTATTTCTGGCCACGGTGACAAATAACGTCGCTCGTTCCTGCGAACTTATCGTTGGGGCCATAAGTGTGAGTTTCAAAAAGAGGGGCTTCGGAATGAAAGCTTAACGAGCCTTTGACGCGATCCCCTTCTGGAACCTGTTCAAGTTCTTCCGGGGTTGCGGGTTGAATCACTCCATATCCGGGAACGCCTATCGTTTCGTTGACCCATTTTCCGGCAATCCAAGAGCCGCCTTGTGATCGCTGAATTTCAAAATCTTGCGCGAAGTCCTGATCATTAACCACAGAACTTAAATCTAGCATAATTCGCCAATCCTATCTATACAGAAAGAAGGAATTGGCTTGAACATACCTTTATGCGCGACGGAAATTTTTCTTTTGGTTTCTTCGCTTCGCGGTTCTCTTTTTTGACCGCGTTGTAAATCTCCAATTTTCTTTCTGGTTTTTTCAGAATGTTTTGATCCCGTAACTCTTTTGCGAACAGCTTCGCAAAATTCAGCTGACATTTTCTTTCCGACGCGAGACTTACTCATTTTAATTTTTGTTTCTTCAGAAGCCTTTTTTCCTAACTTTTTAACCCGCATTTGCTCAATTGCTTCTGAACAAACTTTTCCACCTTCTCCACCAAACGTCATATTATAACCGTTAGGAACGACGGTACTAAATTCTTTGATCCAAAATTTTTCGCGTTCCATCATGTGTTCTTTACTAGAGCAAACTTCAATAACTTCCCATTCAAATGCAATTGTTCCGTACTTCTTTATTGCGTTTTGAAAAGTAAGATTTTCTTTGCGCTTCCAACCGCAATGTTGTTGCCTTCTTTTCGCAAGCGGCAATGAAGTGCAACCAACGTAGCACTTTCCATTAACCGTGTTTTTTGCTAAATAGACAATCATAAAACTTCTGTCACCCAAGTAATTGCTCTCCGCATTTGCCCGGTATCAATGAGCGGAGTATTAATTTCATCCAATGCTGTTGTTCCAACAAGCGGCATCAATTCATCAACAGAATTCAAAACTCCTAAAGCTTTGCGCCGCCGTTTACCTGTTAGTTTGGCAAGCTTACGCCGAATTGTTTCCGGCGAATTTTGCCGCCAACCGTTTCTTGGATCAGTAAACCATTTCTTCGCGCCATTTGCCCCAAGTGTTCCAACCTTTTTCAACATTTGGTTAGCTTCTGCTTTTTTGCCGTCCAGAACGTAATCGGCTGTTGCGTGTAACCCTTGTTCAATCGGTTCGTGATTTGCTTCAATGCTTGGTTCGATTACTGGCCTAGCTGGAATGTGCCGAATAGGGGAACCGTTGGTATGAATGAAAAGAAGGCCCGCGTTTGTTACTTCTTCTTTTTGACTTTCGCGGTTTGTTTCGGCTTCAGGAATCCCAACATAAACTTTGGCGTTTTCTAGCGTTCCCATTGCTTCTTTTATGAAGCGTTCGCCGTCGCCATCTTCCGTCAATGTGATTGTTGGGTTCACTCTTCTTTCTTCAACTTTTCTGCGGCAACTGCAAGCAATGAAGCAAGCTTATCCAGAACGCCGCAAATTGCGCCAATCAATCTTGTTTCATTATCAGGAGCCATGTTAACCCCCTTTCACAGAAACAACATATTGCCGGAACCAATCGCCTTTGCAAATGTTGCAAACTGTTGCCCATACAATGTTAATTGATACGATCCCCAATCTTCCAACCCCGGTAATGCTGTCATTCCTGCCGAAACATCCCCCGCGCTTTTTGAAGTCTTAACCCCAAGCGCCAATCCAGCTTCAGCAACGCGAGCCATAGAAGAACCCGGCCCACCCGCATAAGCTTTAATGAATAGTTCGCAATTATGAGCAATTAGAAGCCCCATTGCAAAAGGCCACAACTCGCACCATCTTTTAGATTGAATTTGTGCCGATGCAAGGTAAATGTAAGCCTTCATCACAAGAGCCGGAATCATTGGCGTTGTGAAAACATTAACATAAACCGTTCCAACTTCAGTTGTAGGCAACGAAAGAATCATCGATGGGTTCAAGCCAATTTGAACCGCAACGTTTGAACCATTTGCAGTTGCGTTATTGGACATTGTAATTGTGTTTCCAATAGCCGCAAGAACAGTTGTGTTGGATAGAATTCCGGCCCCGGAAATAGGCTTGCCTACAATAACCCCGGATGTGCTAGGAACGGTAATGTTCGCGTTCCCGGCAACGGTCGTTGCTGTAAGGATCAGCGGCCCCGGCGTCAAACTCTCGATCAGGGAGCCGACCTGAACACCCGGCCCGGTCACTAGCTGCCCTATAGCAAGGCCCGCAACGCTCGAAAGATTCAAGACGTTGCCTGTTGCCCCGTCAATCGTTCCTTGCACCCTTGTGGCGCATCCGGCGAACTGCGGGTGATAGCTTAGGAAGTCTGAAACGGAATAAGGCGGATTATCGCCAACAAGAACATTTGAGGCTGAACCAATGAGAGCTAAACCGGCACTGCTCTCGTTACTCCAGCCCCAACATTCTTGAATGAATTGATCAAGGTTTTGCCAAGCCATTTGGCCCAATCCTTCGCGTTCGATTAAGCCGTTGTTCCGCCACTTCCAATGTCGTTGCCGTTCGGCAATCCAGCCCCCGGTTTCGCTCCCCAACCTGAATTTGGATCAGCTTCCTTGGGTTTTGTTTCTTCAGTCTTTGGCGCGGCGTTTGTTGGTGTTTTCTTCTTTGGAGTTGAAAGAACCTGAACAATGGTAATTGATCCATCTTCAACACAAAGACGAAATAAATCATCCGTCTTAATCCAATCCGGAACTTCCTGCGGGTTGACGCTTGGCGAAACAACAGTTTGACGTTTCAGAATCGCAGTTTTTTCATTCGTTACAGAATTGTGAACGATTTCATGATCCTGAAAATGAAGTTTCTTGCGGCAAATAATCTGCATTGTTAATTCCTCATTGAATACTGAAGAAGGGGCTGGCAACGGCCCCTTCAAATTTTCCTCAACTAGAGGATGATTTAGGAAATTCCGTCAAGGTAATAGAAGGATTGACCCCGAAGGAACTGAACCTGTCCAATGCAGCCATTGAACAGCGTAACGTAAGCGCCGCCCTTGTCGGTTGTTGGAATGGTGAAAACCTTGCGAGCCGGTTGCGGTGCGCGAATCAAAACGTTCTTTTCATCATTCCGATAGAAGCAAGCCCGCCCGGTGCCGCCCGCGCCTTGAGTTGAAATCCAAGGATTCGCAACCGGCTTGAATTTGAAATCAACGCCAGAAGCCTTCGCAATGTTGTTGGCTTCGATGTAAGCGCCAACGCTCTGATAACCGCCAACGGTGCCAAGAACAAACGGTTGGAACAGAGTGTTGAAAGCGTTGTAATCAATCAAGCATGAATCCGGATACGCTGCGTTCGCGTAAACAGCTTGACCAATTGCAGCCGCCAAAGCGCCGTTCACATCGTATTGAATCTGAAGCGGGGTTTTGGTACTCCAGAGCCGCGAAGCGCCCGTTCCGGTTGCCGAGGCAAGCGCTGAAGTAATGTTCGTGTTGTTCAACAATCCGGGTTGACCCAACCAACCGTTGTAGCAAACAACTTCCATTGCCTTGTTCCAAACTTCCTGAACGCCTTCTTCAAGCAATGCGTTCAAAGAGAATGGAGCCGGTTGGCCGGTGCGAGCCGCTGTTGCAAGTTTTTCTGTGTCAAGAACAGTAATGGTGAAGCCTTGACCCCAAAGCCAAGTTTGCCAAACGCCTTTGATCAAATTCACTTGCACTTCAGGAATATCGGTGTTGTTGGTATCCTGAAGGCCGTATTGATTGCCGCCCGTTGTTCCGAAGTCCGAAGCATAGGCGGTCAAATAGTCCGGAAAACCCCCGCCAAATTTCACAGTAATGTCGCGGGGATGGGTCATACTTGAAAGCGGTTTGACCAAATCCGGCAACATCAATTCGAGTTGTGCGTTCAGAAAGGCAAATGAACCCGATGAAGCTGAATCAAAAGCAACACTCCCGTTCCCCGCTCGCCTGATCATAATTGCAATTCCTACCTTTCGATAATTTGCTTTCGATCCAACTTCAACACCGCCGAAATGCTTAGGCGGCAACTCTCTGTTTGAGGGTGATTTCCGCAACGCCGTTTCCGTCAATCACCCCGGTTGTGAAAACAACGCCGGGTAGAGCAACGGTAAGCAACGCCGAAACCGTCACAGTGAAAGAATCGTTTGTAATGAACACAACCGAACCTTCGGTGAGGGTAAAATCAACAGTTCCGTTGTTGAATTTCGAAGTATGAGTTGCCATTGCAACAATGGTTCCGGTTCCAATGATGTTACCGTTGGCATCCGTTACCTTG